AGATAACATTATTGCCAAGCTAGAACGCTCTGACAATTTCTTTTAATGAACGACACACAAATCTGGCCAGTAGAACCAAGGATGTATACAACAAACGTGATTGTGAACCACAACGACAAAGCTGAAAAACTAAATGGTCGCCTAGCAATGCTTGGTGTCATAGCTGCGCTTGGTGCGTATGCATTGACTGGACAAATTATTCCAGGAGTATGGTGATGCCACAAGGAAAAGGAACTTACGGTTCACAGAAAGGTAGGCCACCTAAGAAAGGTACTAAGAAAGGTACTAAGAAGCATGCCTGCTAAAAAGAAACCAGCAACAAAGAAAATTAAAGGCGCTGATGGTAAGGCGTGCTGGAAAGGTTACTCCTATGCGGGTACAAAGAACGGCAAAGACAAATGCGTCAAAACTAAAAAGTAAACATTCACCCCCTTAAAATTATTATGAAAAAAATTATTACTCTTCTTTCAATCGCTGCTTTGGGAACTCCCGCACTGGCTGGACCCTACGCAAACGTAGAAATGAACTCCGGATATTCTGGTTCTGATTACACCGGATCTGCAACTGATGTACACGTTGGTTACGAAGGTGCTAACTGGTACGTGCAGGGTGGACCTGCGCTGCTGGCACCAGATGGTGAAGACGGAGACGTAGAGCTGTCAGGCAAGGCCGGTGGTTCTTATGGAATCAGTGATGAACTTTCTGCCTATGGAGAGGTGTCATTCCTTACTGGTGATACTGCTAGCTATGGCACAAAGGTTGGCCTTAAGTATAATTTTTAATAGCTAAATAGAATAAGGGAGGTGCAATTCCTCCCCTAGCTTTGGACAGCCAAGTCCGAAAAATGGTCTTACTTACTAGAACAAAAACACATGAACTATTACTTAAATGGCTACGTCTACAATTTCGCTACAGCAACAAAAGAATATTTGGAACAACTTCTGTGACTGGGTAACCAGTACTAACAACCGACTTTACGTTGGTTGGTTCGGAGTGCTTATGGTTCCAACATTACTAGCAGCTACAACCTGCTTCATCATTGCATTCATTGCAGCACCCCCAGTAGATATCGATGGCATTCGTGAACCAGTTGCAGGATCGCTCCTGTACGGAAATAACATTATATCGGGAGCAGTTGTCCCGTCTTCAAATGCAATCGGACTTCACTTCTACCCAATCTGGGAAGCAGCAAGTCTTGATGAATGGCTCTATAACGGTGGACCATTTCAGCTCGTTGTATTCCACTTCCTTATCGGTGTCTTCGCTTACATGGGACGCGAATGGGAACTTAGTTATCGACTAGGAATGCGTCCTTGGATTTTCGTAGCTTACTCAGCACCTGTTGCTGCAGCTTCGGCAGTCTTTCTTGTTTACCCCTTCGGTCAGGGTTCGTTCTCTGACGCCATGCCTCTAGGAATTAGTGGAACATTCAACTACATGCTCGTATTTCAAGCTGAACATAATATCCTTATGCACCCGTTTCATATGTTGGGTGTTGCAGGTGTCTTTGGTGGCAGTCTTTTTTCTGCTATGCATGGAAGTCTTGTTACAAGCTCACTTATACGCGAAACGTCTGAGGAGGTAAGTCATAACTATGGTTATAAATTTGGTCAAGAAGAAGAAACGTACAATATTGTTGCTGCTCATGGCTACTTCGGTAGGCTTATCTTTCAGTATGCATCTTTTAATAATAGCAGGAGTCTTCATTTCTTCTTGGCAGCTTGGCCTGTTATCGGTATTTGGCTTACTGCTCTTGGTGTTAGCACTATGGCGTTCAACCTAAATGGATTTAACTTTAACCAATCAATCCAGTCCTCTGAAGGACACGTCGTCAGCACCTGGGCTGACATCTTGAATCGTGCTGGTCTTGGATTGGAAGTAATGCATGAACGAAATGCACATAACTTCCCACTAGATTTAGCAACAACTAAAGCACCAGCAATTGGCTGAGCACACGTCCGTTCATCCCTTCGGGGACGCATGACACTATAAGTATGGAACGGGACTTATAGAACTTCCAAGGAGGTTACTGTGCAAGGCAAGACTTATTGCTATCGCGGTGTCAAGTACACCAAGTGAGATAGATCTTACAGAGGGGTGCAATTCCCCTCATCACTATTGGCTTTAGCCCCTTACGAGGGATACCTTTAGCCGTCTAGACGGTGGGATAGACCACACATACAAATTAAATAATACTCAAAGATCTTTGAGAGTCGTACATAATTAACTCTCTTTTAAAATGGCACATCAGTCTACAGACCTTACAACCAGTTTGGTTAATATTGGTCAATCTAATCTCTCTGGAGATAAACGCGCACTGTACTTAAAGTTGTTCAGTGGCGAAATGTTCAAAGGCTTCCAGCATAACGCGATCGCTCGCGATCTTGTGATGAAGCGTACACTAAAGAACGGCAAATCATTGCAGTTCATCTATACCGGTCGTACAACGGCTGAGTATCATACTCCCGGAAATGCAATCCTCGGTAACTCCGACGGTGCGCCTCCAGTGGCAGAGAAGACCGTCACGGTTGACGACCTGCTGATTAGTTCAGCGTTCGTTTATGACCTTGACGAGACACTTTCTCACTACGATCTTCGCTCGGAGATCTCACGTAAGATTGGATATGCTCTTGCAGAAAAGTATGACCGCTTGATCTTCCGTGCTATTGCACGTGGTGCTCGTGCTGCCTCTCCTGTTAGTGCAACAAACTTCGTAGAGCCAGGCGGTACACAGATCCGTGTTGGTGCAACTACTAATGAATCTGATGCTTTCTCTTCTTCTGCACTTGTTGCCGCGTTCTATGACGCAGCAGCTGCAATGGACGAGAAAGGTGTTTCAAGCGATGGCCGCTGTGCTGTCCTGAACCCACGTCAGTACTACGAATTGATCCAAGCTGTTGGTTCCAATGGTCTTGTAAACCGTGACGCTCAGGGCTCTGCTCTGCAAGGCGGAAACGGCGTTATCGAGATTGCTGGCATCCACATCTACAAGTCAATGAACATCCCGTTCCTTGGCAAGTACGGCACCAAGTATGCCGGTACAACTGGTCAGACATCTCCTGGCAACACCGGTAGCTTCATCGGACCTGCCTTGGAAGATGCTTCTGCCGCTACTACTGGTATCAACAATGACTACGGCACAGCCGCAGAAGTTGCTGCTACATCTTGTGGACTTATTTTTCAACGTGAGGCAGCCGCTTGTGTCGAAGCAATCGGTCCTCAAGTACAAGTCACCAGTGGTGATGTCTCCGTGATTTATCAGGGTGACGTTATCCTTGGCCGCTTGGCTATGGGTGCTGATTACCTGAACCCTGCTGCAGCTGTTGAGCTGTATGTAGGCGCTACGGCACCTTCTGCATTCTGATTTAAATACTCTTTATGGGGTCTCTTCGGAGGCCCTTTTTTTTAACCTTAAAATATTATGGCTTTTCCTACCACTAATGCACAGCGAGAGCTGCCAGCTGTAAATCAAATTCTACAGTCATGTGGTCAAGCGCCTGTGACTACCCTAGATCAAACCAACCCGGACGTTGCGATTGCCTATCAGACTTTGTTAGAAGTCTCACGGGAAGTACAGGCCGAGGGATGGTCATTCAATAAGGAGTTTCATTATGATATGACTCCTGATTCTAACAATGAAATACTTATTGCTAATAACATCCTTCAAATTGATGCTGCACAAAATGCTGCTAATGTGAATCTTGATGTAGTAAGACGAAGCGGTAAGCTATACGACAAAGCACATCACACTTATACATTCACAAAGAAAGTATCTTGTGATATTACATGGTTACTTGATTGGGTTGACCTTCCTACACCAATTGCAGACTACATAACTTGTAAGGCAGCTACTACGGTATCAAGCAGAATTGTAGGTGATAGTAATCAATACCAAATGCTTCAACAAAAAGAAGCCTTCACTAGAGCAATGGCTTTGGAGTATGAATGCAATCAAGGTGACTACACCTTCTTTGGACATCCTGGCGAAACCAATACATACAACAGCTACAAACCGTACAACGCACTTTATCGTTAAATGCCTGCAGTAACTCAACGGATCTCTAACTATCTTGGTGGAGTATCAAAACAATCAGACGACAAAATGCTTCCCGGTCAGGTCCGTGAGTGCTATAACGGATTTCCTGATGCAACATATGGTCTAACAAAAAGGCCAGGTTTCAAGCACATAGCAAACCTAGGAACAGGAACAACATATGATGATGCAAAATGGTTCTACATCAATAGAGATGATGCTGAAGAATACATTGGTTGCATCAAAGGAAATGCAGTATACATTTGGAATGCAGTAACAGGTGTAGTCTGTACAATTAACTATGGTACAGGTTCGCAAGCATATCTAAGTGGAATCAAAACAAACTACAAATTACTTACTGTTCAAGATACAACTATTGTCATCAACAATAGTGTAACTGTAGCAGCACAGGCTGCACCAACAGCTATAACAAATGCACAAGCTACTGTTGTACTTAGTCAAGCCCTTCCAAGCTCTAAGTACTATGTAACAATTCAAGGCATAGAATTTAGTATTACATCAGATGCAAACGATTTTACATTTGATGATATCCTTACAGAAAAGTCAGGAAACAACTTAAAGGATGCAATCGAAGCAGGTATAACAGCACAACAATCTGCAAGCAATGCAAACTTTAATGGAACCTGGACAGTCACTAGGAATGGTGACTACAGTCTTGACATAACAAGAGTTGTAAGTGGTACGCCAACAACCTTTACTTTAGAAGCTAGAGGCGGTGTCCAAAATACAAGTCTCGGTGCATTTCAAGATGAAGTATCAAGCATTGGATTACTTCCAGTTGAATCGTACCACGGTCATACAGTAAAGATCGTAAACACAGTATCATTTTATGATGACTACTATGCTGCATTTACAGCAGACAATGGGACAAGTGGCAGAGGTTATTGGGAAGAAACAATTGGTCCTGGCATATCACCTGGCTTGGACAATACAACCATGCCTCATGAATTAATCAACACAGCACTAAATACATTTACTTTTCAGAAAATAACTTATACTGATAGATTAGTTGGTGATGAAGATACCAACAGTCACCCTAGTTTTGTTGGGGAAAAAATCACAGCAGGTTTCTTTCATAACAATAGGTTAGGGTTTCTATCAAAAGATAATGTAGCTTTAAGCCAAGCTGGTAAGTACTATAACTTTTACTTTGAGTCAGCACAGACTGTACTTGACTCAGACCCGGTAGACCTTAGCTGTTCTTCAATCAGACCGACTGCTCTTCATGCTGTATTACCTACAGCACAAGGTGTAATCCTATTCTCAGAGAAACAGCAATTCCTTATGTTTTCAGATAGCGGGGTATTAACTCCATCGCTAACTACAATTAGAACTATCTCTAATTACGAGATGGACAACAATGTAGACCCTGTAGACGTAGGTATCAATATTAACTTCATCAGTAAGACACCTGGATACACAAGGGTCTTTAGCATGGTTACTAGAGGACAGCAGGAGCCACCACAAGTACTTGATTTATCACGTGTAGTAAAAGAATGGATCTCACCAAACATTGATCAGCTGATATCAAGTCCACAGAACTCAATGATTGCACTATCCAATCAAGCATCAAATGAAGTATTTATCTTTAGATACTACAGTGATGGTAAAGAGAACTTGATGGAAACATGGTCAAGTTGGAAAATGCCAGGTACTACACAATTCATCAATATTGACTCTGATGATATGTACGCAGTTACCAAACAAGGTAATCAAGTAGTACTAAGTAAGGCAGCACTAAGTCAAAGCCCAGAGCAAGCAATTATTGTAAACAATATTGGTCAGAAGGTAAACCCTTGTATGGACCTATATGCTACTGCTTCAAGCGTTACTTATGATTCAACTAATAATCTATCGAAGTGCTACCTGCCATACAATGATGTAAGTGAATTAACTCCAGTCTTAATTATTAAAGGTAATACAAGCACTGGTACATTCGTTGAATCAGGGTTTACTATTACACCAGAAAGAGGAAGTGATGGTACAGGACCGTACTTTATTGTTCCACAGAAAGATCTAACCAGCGTAGCCAGTGATGTAATTGTCGGATTCAAATATAACTTTGACGTACATCTACCAACTACATATTTTAGACCTGATGTCAAGATAGCAGACTTCACTGCAAACCTGACTATTGCCAGGATGAAGTTCTCTGTTGGGTTATCAGGTGTGATGAGCTTTAAAGTAAAACAAGAAGGACGTATACCTTATAGCGTATCCTTTACAGGAGATGGATCTACAACAACATACACATACAACAAAAAAGACTTAGACTTTGAAGATAGGTCTGACGTAAAAGTAACAGTAAACGGTATTGCTACTACAGCATATAGTTTCACTAATGACACCACTATTGTATTCAGTAGCGCGCCAGCAAGTAATGCAGAAATTAAATTCTACATTGAAGAATGGTTCACAACTAATCCAGTAATTGAGGCTAATACATATTTAGCAAATGACGTACCGCTAGACAATGAAACTGTATTCGCTGTACCTATACATCAACGCACGGAGAACTTTAAACTAAGGATGTTCAATAACACACCATTCCCAGTTGCAGTTAATGCAATGATGTGGGAAGGAAATTATACACCACGATTCTATAGGAGGGCTTAATTATGCCAGGTTTCATATTTGATTGGTTTAGTCAAAACGACCAGAATAGACAAGCAAGATCGGAACAGAGAAAACTCAAGGCATACAACGAAAAGGTTGATGCGTTTAACTGGGCTGAAACCGAACGCAAATATGATTATGCGGTAGATGGCCTAGATATAACAAAGGAGAATAACGAAAATAATATAACCTATCAAGAAGCCAGTATGGCTTTAGATTATGGTCATAAGATGGGAATCCGTGACTTTGAACATAATCAAATGGAGCGAGCTTATGATAAATCATTAAGCCAAGCTACAAAACAGATGAGCTTTAACGAAATGGCAGAAATGAATGCCATGGGACAACAAGCCAGAGCTAACTATGAAACCAATGTAGAATTATTATTTGATGAAAACAATAGCTTAATTGATTACTTTGCTAATACAACAGGATTAGGGCTGAAGAAAAGTGAGGCATTAAGTCAAGCTAGTTTTCAAGACAGTAAATCACAATTGTCTTACCAAAGTGGTACAGGATCACTTGGTATTAAACGGCGTTCTGCAAGGGCTAAAGGACAGCAGGACGTACAGAAATCAATCCTTGATGGTATGAAAGCTGCTGGTTCAGTAAGAGCGGCTGGAGGCCAAGGAAGGTCTAAAGCAAAAGCTATTCAAGGAATCTTGGCTGAATCAGGAGCACGTCAAGCATCGATTGCAAATGCACTGATGTTCGCTGAGGAAGACATTGACCTAAACATAGGTATGTTGAAAGATCAAATGATACTTGATCAAACAATGGTTTTGTCAGCACGAGATAGTGCAATGAACTCATTTAACTTAGAAACATCTACATTAGATGCAAAGCAATCAATGGACAAATTAGCCTTTAGTGAGACGCGAGGCAACATTGCTGCAAGGGATATATTTGTACAAAATCAAATTAAACAAGCACGTCTTCAAGCAGACCTAAATGCAGAAGCTTCAATTATGTTAAAACCAGAAATAGCTCCGCCTTTACCAGTACCTTACGCACTACCAAGACCTATTTACCAAGACATCTACAAACCAGAGAAGCCACCTGAAACATATACAGCAGCTGCTGCTACAACAAATCCTTGGTTAGCAGCTGGGTCATCAATGGGTAATCTTGTAACAAGCGTAGCAGTGCCATGGATGTCAAATAACTTAATGAGTGGTAGGGGCCTGTTCCAAGGACAATAATGAGTAAATACAAAAAGATGGCATCTGAAGGTAACTTCAGTGCTAACCAACTAAAGGTACCTAATGAAGTACCTAAGATTGTTGAGCAGACTCAAAGGAAGGTTGCTGCATTAAAAGAGAATGCAAACTTTGAACTAAAGAATAGAGAAATCTTTTTACGTGCTCAACAATTTGCACAGCAACAAGAAGAACTAAACAGGGAGCAAAACTTTAAGCTTGAAACTGAAAACAGACAGGCATTCATTGACGTTGAAAAACGGAATATGGAAACCAAGCTTAAAGAAAATGAAGCTAAAGCTAAACAACAAGCAAAAATATATACAGACTTAGCAGCGTTTTCAAACAACGCAGTACAGCTTGGAGTTGCAATTAATCAAAAGATGCTGTCTGACAGGAAGAAGGCAGCAAACGTACTGGTAGATACACACGGTATTACTTCAGATAGAATGCAACAGATCTATGCTGTTGAAGATGGTCTGACTAAATCTCAGTTTAGTAATATCGCTTGGATGCAAGAACTACAAGGTAGTGATGCAACAGAAGATGCAAAGGCAGCTTTTTTTGAAATTTACAAAAACAGAGGAAGCAGAGCATACACTAATGTAGCAGCAGTAGTTCAAAATACTGCAAGAACAGCAGAGAGTAGAGCGGAGGAATATCTCTACAATCTTCAAGTAGAAAATCCTAAGATAACAACTCAGGAACTACTCGAAGAAGTAGATGCTTGGAGAAGGGATGAAGTAAGTAATTTAAACTACGGGGGGAAAACTTACACCCCGGAGATGATTGCCAAACATTATTCGCCAGAAGCCAATAAAGGAATCAATAGAATTAAAACAAGACTCCAAAAAAAGGTAAACACTGAACGTGATGACACTATCAAAACTGATAGGATAGCAGGTTACCGTGTAGCTTTAAATAATGAAGGAGTAGTAGGGTTAGCTAATATAAATGCAACTCTACGTAGTGGTAGCGAGCGGAAGGAATTAGTTGGTTTTATAATTAATGATTCAAACAGTACTAGGAAAGGAGCTACAACTGTCGGGGATATGCAGGCGTTCTTAAGACTACCAGTACCAGGCATGGGTGGTAAAACATTTGAAGAACAATTTCCAGATGAAGCTGCTCTTGTCAATACACAAATCAGGGCTGTACAACGTAGAGAAAGGACAGATTCAAATGCCTCACAGATGGATTTCTTGTTGGGTATTGAAACTGAACTAAGAGTCAAGGCAGATGAATTTAATCAAGACGGTATACACAGCCAAGAAGAGGTTGAGCAATTAGAACGGCTTGCAATGAAGGCTGGCCCTGGATATGCCAGCCCTACTCTTACTGAATTTAAAAATCAATCAAGGTATAAACTAGCTGAAAAGCAGCTTAGTATAGACCTAAATCAAAGGAAAGCAGCAGGCAATCTTACTGCTGACTACGTACTAAGTCTAGGATTACCAGCTGAAATTGAAGCTAAATGGTTATCGCAAGCAAAAGTTATAGATAACTATAAAAGCTCACCTGCCAATGAATCAGTAAACATTGAAATCAAGTCAAAGCTGACTTCACATCCAAAGATCAAACCTTCACCTGATGGAAAGTATAACGATAGTGTCATTAACATGGCAGCTTATTATACAAGATATAAGGATAAATTGTTTTCAACATTAGTAAGTCAAGGTGTAAACCCACAACAAGCGCAAGATCAAGCAATTGCTTCAACTATTCAAGTAATTGATAAAGACCAGCAAAGCGAAACATTTATCAAAGGTGGTCGTTATGTAACTGGTGATCAAAGAAATCTAGACGAAGCAAAAGCTGCACAAACTATAATTTACAGAAAGAATGAAGTAGAAAAGTTTAGGCTATTAAATCCTAGAGATCAAAAACCTGAGAATATTGTAGCAAGTCTAGATCAACCAAACTATAGAAAATACATAGATCAAATGCAAGCAACTGGAGAAGTACCAGTAGAAGTCAAAAGTCATGCTGAAACCATGAGGATGACACCACTGGAATGGGTAAATTATATTGCACCTGCTTTAGGTAAAGAACCCATTGAATTAAAAGACAATAGCTGGGAAAGCATGGTACAAAATGCACCACCAGCAACTAAAAATCTATTCACTATTAATCCTAGTGATGCACGCTTCCAACGTGGACTACAGATAATGAATGGTACTTTAGGTTCTGCGCCTGTTCGTGGTGTGACAGCACCTTTGTCAGGTTCCATGCAAGAGCAAGGGAATCAAATGGTGACATACATGACAAGTGAATTAGGTATGTCAAATTTTCATGCACTAGGACTACTTGCTAATGCTGTACGAGAGTCAACCTTAAAAACAACAAATCCTGGCGATAGCGGTACAAGCGATGGATTGTTCCAATGGCACGCTGGCAGGCTTAGTAGAGCCAAAGCTGCTTTAGGTGGTAATTGGGATGATTGGAAGTCGCAAATTAAATATGCGTTAGAGGAACCAGGAGAGCCTGGACAAGAGTACTTGCAACAGCAATTTAGTTCAGCTCAGGAAGCTGCAGATTGGTGGATGAGACGTTGGGAACGCCCAGCAAAGCCAGAACGAGATTCCAATCGTCACAGAGAAATTCTGCAAAACTTTTAAATGAATGAAGAAGAACAGCTAGGAGGTACGCTTCCTGAACTAACCGAAGAAGAACGACAACAGCTACTAGCTGATCAAGAGCGTAGTCAAAGTCAACTTGATGAGTTAGGTCAAGCAATAGCTGTAGATGAAGAACCAGAAGCAGAGGCTACGGCACCTGTAGAACAGACACAGCAACAAACAGAGCAAACCCCCGCTGTAGATAAATACGGATGGGGTACAAAGAAGCAATCAATCCGTGATGTACAGATTGGTGGAGAACTAGAAGGCTTTGCACAAGATCCAAGACTAGCTGGTGAAATAGCTGCTTCTATACCGACAGGTGTTGTAGATGCAGTTGTAGATGCAGCTAACTTCTTAGTAGATCCAGAAGACGCAATGAAGAATGCGCCTGGTCTACCAAAGATACCTAAGTTTGAAAATGATGTAGCACAAACAGTACGAGAGCTATCATCTATTGTTGTACCAACACTTGCATTAGGCGGTGGTGGTTCTGCAGCACTTGCATCAAAAACTAAGAATGTAAAGCTGCTTGCAGATCCACTTGTTAGATATGCAGGTAATACTTTATTCCAAGCTGGTGTTGGTGCAAGCGTTGACTACGTAACTGAATTTAACCAGAAGGATGACAATGCTACTGGGATGTTAAAGAAGACATTCCCACGATGGATGGGTTGGGTACCAGATAGTATTGCAACACTTGATTCAGATAGCCCTGATGTAAAGCGAGCTAAGAACGTTACTGAAGGAGTAATACTTGGTGTTGGCGTAGATATGTTGCTTGGCCTAACAAAATGGGCACGGCAACTAATAGGTATGGATAGAGCAACTAGATTCGTTGCAGAAGGAGAGAAAGCTACTAACTACTTTAAAAAGAATGTAGAAATAGATCTAACTCCTGAAGAAGTAGTTGAAAGATCAGCTGGTAAACGTACAGTTGAGTTAGATGAAATTGGTGCTTACAACTTTGATAGGTCAACTGATCTTGACACACCAATCTTTGGATACCATGATCTATACGGTCACCAAGAGCAAGGCATTAGATCAGTAGATGATTTAGGTATCATTGGCGCTACAGTTGATGTAGTACGTATTAATAAAAATATTGATAGTACTTATGGACGTGTAGGAAGCATGTTATCTGAAGGTGCTCTGAAGTTCATGACTGAATCAATTGAGAACAGTCAGTTTGCACTCAGAGGACTAGCTGAAACAATCAAAGATGCTGGTGAATACGGCTACCAAACAGCAAGTGGAAGGTATATCAGCCATGGTGAAATCATGGAAGAAGGTACTAAATTAGCTTCTGACTTCCATGAAATGGATCTAGCAGAACTGCAAAGAACAATCTATCCAGGTTCTATTTACCAAGGTAAGAACGTAGATACCAGGACTCCAGAGCTTACGAGCGAAGCTTATGCAGGTGTAATGGGTGCAATCAAGCTGTACATGGATGACTTTGTCAACATGGATATTATGAAAGCACAAGCGTATGTAGGGACTTCTATAGGTGGACAGATCTCTGATATGTCTCAAGGCGTAAGACTGATTGATGAAACGGCTGCTTTAAATAGAGCACAAGAGATGGTGCTAGAGCGTGTTGAGTTCTTAATGGCTCAGAAAGGTATGACATCTTATGCACGTGGTAGAGCATTAAATATGCTAAACCTTTGGGATAGGATGACAGCCAAAGGTTCTAAAGCATTTAACAAAGCTGAAAGCACACGAATCACGAACCTAATAAAGAACGAAAAGAATCCAACGCTACAAGCAATGGAACGTATCAGACAGGAGTCAGCAGATACAGTAGCCAATCTAAAAAGGATTAACGAAGAAAATCCACAGATGTTGGCACCACTGATGATGGCTTATGAACTAACTGATGGAAATGTAAAAACAATCCACGGTTTAAATCAATACGTAAGGAAATCAACTGGAGTAATTAGTAAGGCATTTATTGATTTAGAACCAGAGATTCCTTCTGTCATCATTCAAGGTTTCTATGCAAACCTCTACAACTCAACACTGAGTGCCTTATCAACACCAATTAAAGCTATAGCTTCAGGTGTCCACTTAATGGTAGAGAAACCTCTACGTACATTTGCAGGAGCACTACCAATTATTAATGGTAGTAGGTCAGGAGACTTTGCAACGATTAGGCGTGGGTTGTATCAGTACAACAATACACTTGACGCACTGCAGAAGTCCTTTGAATACATGGGCCAGATCTTCCAAAGGTCAGCCTTAGATCCAAATGTAATTAATGTAAGGGATGACCTTGGATTAAAAAATACAAAGCAACTGGAAGTCTTAAATGCTTTTGCTGATGGTAAAGCTAGAGAAGGTGATTTCGGACCGCAAGCATTGATGCAAAATATCAATGATATGAATGATCTAGCTAATCATCCTTGGCTAAGGTTTGGAACACGGTCTATGCAAGCAATGGATGGTTTCACACAATCTATGGTTGCCCATATAGAAACTAGAGGCAGAGTATTTGATGAAATCACTGAAGGTGGTACCAAGCAATTTGACAAGGCTGGGGCTGATGAATTAGCAGATAAAGCTTATAAAGCTGTATTTGATGAAGATGGGATCATTAGAGATACAGCAGTAGAAAAAACTGCTGGTGAAATCTCAATGAATCTAGATAATAAATTTACCAATGCAACATCTGACTTAATAAGGATGGTACCTGCATTGAAGCCATTCCTGTTGTTTACTAAAACACCTTTGAATGAATTAGCACTTACTGCTTCTTATAATCCACTAGGTTTATTTGTAAAAGATCTGAATGCTTATAAGCTACCATTTGATCAAATGCCTGGTGAAGAAGTAGATAGACTGTTGAGGCTAAGAGGGGTTGAACCGACTGAGTTCACAGCACGTGCAAAATACAATGAGATTCAAGCGGATCTAAAGGGACGAAAAGCCTTAGGTAATTTAATGGTTGGAGGAGGTGTCGGTCTATTCATGACTGATCGTCTGCATGGCAATGGACATTACAACAGGCAGAAACAAAAACTAAGACGTGAAGCTCAGTGGAAACCTAGATCAATTAAAGGTCTAGATGGAAAGTGGTATAGCTATGACGGCTTAGGTCCACTTACTAACTGGTTAGCATTTACAGCAGATGTAATGGATAACTTTGATTCATTATCACCAGATGAAGCAGGTGAAAACCTAAAGAAAGCTTCATTTATCTTGGCATCTTCTATTACTGAAAAAAGTATGCTGGCTGGATTACAACCATTCTTAGATGTAGTACGTGGTGATGGTGGTGCAATTAATAAGTGGGGTTCAAGTTTCCTTAGTTCTGCAACTATTCGCGGTTCTAGTCAGTTGAACGAAATTGCAAGGCTAATGGATCCAGCACTAAAGGAAGTAGATACAAGTCTTACTGACTTGATCATGAATAGAATACCACTTCTGAAAAGCTCCTTACCTAAAGAGTACGATTGGATTGATGGTGGTGAAGTAAATCTACCTGATAACTTCTTGGCTCGACTAAGGAATGCTTACACACCCTGGAAGGAAAGCGGTGAAATCAGTCCGGAAAAACAATTCTTGATTGATATTGAATATGACGCTACACCAACACTAAGAACAAATGGTAAAGGTACGGAGCTAACTAATACAGAACGCTCTGAAATTACTAATGAAATGGGTAAAGAGAAGTACTTTAGAGATGCTATCAGACGTGTAATGAAAGGCACGACTGCTAATGAGTTTAGAAAGAGCTTTAAAACAGCTCGTAGTAAAAAACTAAAGCCTGATATCTCAACTATTGAAAATCTACACGTTGAACTTGACTTGGCTTTACGTGAATCAATGGCTTTAGCTATGGCTAATACACCAAGCATGACAAGTATTCAAAGGAAGTCTTATGTACAAGGTGTAGTAGGTGAATACCTACGGAGAGGTGGTACCGAGAATATAGAAAGAGCAGAAAGATTTATGGATTCAATGGAGAAAAATCATTCTAGGTAAAGCGTAATGGCAACTACACAAAACACATACACAGGAGATGGTTCGACAACGAACTATTCGTTTACATTTGAATATATCAAGCAAGCAGATGTGAAGGTAACTCTTGACACTGTTGCTACAACTGCATTTACATTTGCTAACGCTACAACGCTGTCATTCACCACAGCACCTACAAGTGGAGCTGCTATCCGTATTTTCCGTAATACAGATATCACGACACTAAATGCTACATTCTTCCCTGGTTCAGCGATTAAAGCTGAAGACCTAAACAATAACTTTACTCAGACGCACTTTGCTACGCAGGAAACTGATAACGAAGTAGTTACGTCTAATACCACTGCAAACACAGCTAAGACAACAGCTGATACAGCATTAACTAATAGTTCGGCGGCTGTGACTACAGCTAATGCGGCATCAACAACGGCAACTACTGCTGATACAAATGCCAGTGCAGCCGTTGTTACAGCAAATGCTGCCAGTGCTACAGCTACTACAGCATCTACTAATGCTGCTAGTGCGGTTACAACGGCAGGCACAGCCTCAACTAATGCCAGTGCAGCTGTCGTTACAGCTAACGCAGCTGATGCTAATGCTACGACTGCATTAACTAACTCACGAGAATCTGATGGTAGTGGTGGTTTTACAACAGCTATCGCAAAAGCTAATACAGCTGTTACTACGGCTAACAGTGCTAGTACAAGCGCAACGTCAGCTACAACTACAGCTAATACAGCTAATACAAACGCTACAGCAGCTGTTAATACGGCAAACGCAGCTAGTGCAGCTGTATCTAATGCTGTTCTGTTTACGCTAATTGCAAACGTAGCAGCAATCCCTGGAAGCCCTTCTAACAATGATTACATTGAGATGGGTAACAGTACAGGTGTTGAATCATTCAGCCCCCTTTCAGGCGTTCCTAGTGGCTTTGTAGGTCACACAGGCTTAACAGTACGTCTTAGGTATGACACATCAGCTACCTCTTGGGTATGGATGAGTTATTTCGCTAATGACTCCGAAACTAGATATGTCTCACAAGACAATACAAGTGCAAATCTCCCTACAGGTACAACCGTTCAACGGCCTAGTTCACCTGCAGCAGGAATGTTGAGGTTTAACTCAACAGACTCCAAGTTTGAAGGCTATGACGGCTCAGGCTGGGGTGAAATCGGTGGTGGGATTGCCACTATTGATGCTGGAAACTTTAATACAGGTGGATCACTTGTATCAACAACTGAAACATACGACGGAGGATCTTTCGACTAATGCCTACACCTACTAATAGAACACCTGTGCGTGTA